TTGAACGTCGTTCCACCGAAGTAGACGAATTCGGAGATCGTCACCGGATCGTTGCCGTAGTCCGGCATCGTCGGCGGAAGAGCCACGATCTGCTTCTCTCCGGAGGTCACGCCGACGCCTGGGAACGTGAAAAGTTCCGTTCCCGCTCGGTCAAAGGCCGCAACCTGCCAGTCTAGCGTAACCAGTCCGGGCCACGGGATGTACACGTTGTCGTTCGCGTCCACCGCAAGGCGCATGAAGCCTGTCTTGAAAATCAACCCACCGCTGATGTCCTGCACGAAGTCCCAGCTTTTGCGAACCGACCCACCCTCGTCGATCCAGTAGTTGAGCCAAGCCTTCTCGTTGGCGACAAAGCCAGAACTCTCACGCGGACCGATCGTGTAGATGTTGTTCTTGCTGTCGAGCGCGCAAAAGAACCCGATCCCTCCGTCCGGCGTTGTGCTCGCAAGCTGCTGCCAAATCTGAGTCCCATCCGGCTCGTACTTGGTGAGGTACTGCTCGTTCCCGTCATAGCTCGTGCCGGCCACGTCCGCCCCATCGACGGAAGAGACGAAGACGTGCCCGTCGTCGCGGATCGCCAGGCCGAACGCCTGGTACTCGACGCCAAAGGAGACGTCTGGGCCGTCTGGGGCTGTGGTATCTCCAGACTGCTCGTACTTGTGGCACTCCGCCTCGTTGTTCGCCTCGTCGCTGATCGTGACGTAGAGATCGACGCCCTTCGCCACCATGTTCGAGACGTAGCAGACCGTCCCGATGGTCGAGGTGGCCCCGAGCCCGGTAGTCTGCATCGTCGGCGCATAGGACCAGTCGAGGACGTACTCCCCGGTGACCAGTGGCCGGTACTTGAAGATCCTCGAGTTGGCCTGCGTGACTGGCGTCAGGGTTTGCGGGTTGCCGTTCGTGAGACCCGTCGCGACGTAGACGTTGAGATCGTCGTCCACCTCGATCCGCCGCAGGTAGGTCCCAGTGAGCACCGGAACCGAGACCGTGGCGAGTGTCTTCCCCTCGGGGCTGAGGACGTAGAAAGCCGAGACGGACGTCGGCCAGACGGCGGCATTGTCGCGTGCGCCCTCGAGAACGTACAGGCGGCCGGTCAGGTCTACGGCGATGTCTACCGAGTGCCCGCCACCAGGGGTGGCTGCGAGCCATTCCGTCTCAATGTCGGCATCGGCGTGCTCGGAGTAGGTGATCTGCCTGTCGTCACCAACAACCACACCCAAGTCGAGGACCGGATCTGCGCCAGCAGTTACGAGCCCGGAGACGTACTTGCTATGGCCCGGTCGCGAGCCACCCCGGATCCGATCGGTGTCCGCCTCCATTCCCACGACGTTTCCGCCATCGCGGGCCGTGTTCGGCGGCTGCCGGCCGAATGCGAACCGTTCCGAGATGCCCTTGTAGGGCCAGAAGAAAGGAATCTCACGGGTCATGGATTTGGCGAGAGACGGTAGAGGACGTTGCACACGACACCGGCGACGCCGGCCTCCTTGACGATCCGCAGGCCGTCGTTGGACTGAATGCCGTCCTTGCTCTTTTTATCGTCAACGTTGCTGTGCGTTCCGGTGCGCTTGGAACCCTGGTTGTTGCCAGCGATGCTGTAGAGCGCGAGACTCACACCGCCTGCCGTCTGAATGTCAATCGTTCGCCTGGCGCCGTCGCTATCCCCATGGAAAAGGATTCCATCGAAGATGCACTTTCTTCCTGAAGGGACGATTGTGGCGTCGATGGTCGCCCCAGCGATGAGCCCGCTAGTCTTGGATCCATATCCAGTTGCAGGGGCGAGCCCGTTCATTAGAGGATCCCTCGCCGGAAGCAAACGGTAAGGGCGATCACGAGAGAGGCGTTGTCCAGTGTGACCACCTGGAGGCCATCAAGGGACTCAAGCCCCCAGGGACCACAGGAGAGCCCGTGCCTCAAAGCGTCGGCATCAGTAAGGTCCATGGCCAGCCAGGAGTGGATTACCGTCCCGTCTTGCCGCTGGAGCGAGATGTCGCAGTCCGTCGATGTAGACGCACCACCAACGAGGATCTTGTCGATGACGCACCGTTCGCCTGCCCCGGCGACCTCATCTGTTCCATCGGCCGAGATAGCATAGGTCTTCGAGCCGTATCCGACGTGGCTAGTCATGTTGGGTCACTCACACTGAATCGTGCCGGGATCGAGGCGTGCCGGCCGAGGTGGACTCGCTGCGCTGCCCCGCCGCGCATGATTCCCATGGTTCCCTGAACCCCGCCGTCCCACCGCTTGAAGGCTTCCAGGTCAGGGTCCATCGGGAGGCGCCGATTGGCGTCTCCCTGGAATTCACGAAGCCGCGCTGCAAGCCCGCGTTCATCGGACTCCAGCCGGCCCTTCGCGAAGTGTTCGCAGAGCGTGTAGAAGCAGCCCTCACCCTCCTGGGGAAGGAAGAGCACGTCGCTCGTCTTCGACACTCGGAGCCACCCAGAGTTGTACATACCCTGGAAGGCGTCAGTCTCGTTCGAGGCAGGCGTCGGAGTGATCTCCAGGATCCACGTCACTGGCTCGTTCGCTGGCGCCGGCGTCGGGCCGGCTCGTCCGAGACAGGCGTAGGTCGTTCCAAGACCCGTTGCGCCTCCGATCGCATTCGAGCGAAGGTGATTGATCGACTCGGGCGTGCCCCAGACCAAACCGCTGATGATCCCGTTCGGATCGTCCAGCGAGTTCACCGGCACGATGCTCTTGAAGTCCGAGGGCAGTCCGACGGTGTTCGTCTCGAGCTCGCCGGCAATCGCCGTCACTGTGCCCGTCGAGGCCGCAGTCCGAAGCGTAAGTGTGTTGTCGGTCTTCGCGAGTACCTCGTAGCGACCGGGGATCAGCGTTCCGGTTCCATCGGTCCCCGAGTCGAGCTTGACTTCATCTCCGATGACCCGCGTGTAACTTGCGAAGGCTCCGGTCTGGGTCAGTGTGAGGCCGTCCGAGGAGAGCGAGGCTCCGGTGATCGTGACCGAACCCCGCAGGTCAAGGTGCATTGGCCGGCCACGGAGCCAGTTCCACTGGTGCATGTTGGCCAGGTAGGTCCCGGCCTGGTTGACAAGATTCAGGAGCGCGACGGCCGGAGGAATCGGCCCGCCGAGATTCATGTCGAGATAGCTCTCGATCTCTCCGGCAGTCAGTGTCATCGCGTGGCTCCTGTGGTGTACGAGAAGCCCGCCCCCGTCGAGCGGGAGCGAGCTTGCAGAACCTAGTTGGTAGAGATCAGGCGGCTTCGGTGTTGTAGAGGCCGACGTAGCCGAAGACGTACACGTTCCCGAGGGTACGCGCGGTCGGGCTCGTGACAGCCTCGTTACCGATGGCGGCGATCGTCTCGCCCGCAGCTTCGACGAGATCGAAGTTCTTCGCAGTCGTCACGATCAGGTCGGAGCCGATGGCAACCGAGCCCGAAGCGGCAATCACGAAGGCATCGACGTAGCCGAGCACCAGGACAGACCCCTTCGCATCATCGGCGGCTGCTTCGGTGCAGACGCAGAAGACCGTCGGGTCGTTGCCCAGGACTTCCGCGGCCGAGGGAGCGCGCACGTTCGACCATCCGGAGGTCTCCGAGCCAGGGGTGAGGTTGGTCACCGCGGAATCGGAAATCACCAGGTCGAACGCGAGCACGTCGCCTACGGCCATCGCGGCGCCACGAACGGTCACGCGCACGGGGTTGTCGCTCGGGGGTTGAAGCCCGATCGGACCGTGCATTCCGGGAGTGAACATAGCTGGATCCTCCTAGACGTGATCGTTGAGGGGAGCGAGAAGGAAGTGCCGGTTGCGGCTACGCGGAGCGAGGTTCGCGTAGGTGTTGACCGGCATGACGTGGGTCGTCGGCTGCTCCACGTCCGTCATCACGCCGAGCGAGGTGAAGTACCTGTCGGTGTGGAAGACGGGGCGGAGGTACTGCGGCTGGACGCCGTAGTACCGAGGACCGATTTGCTCCGCCGAAGCGGCGCCACCACCAGAGGCCGTGATCTCGGTCACGAGCGCACTCTGGTCGTCGTTGTCGTACAGCGCCGCCGTGTCGAGCTGGGCGATGTAGACGATGGGAGACCCGGCATACGTCGGGTTGAAGAACGGGTCCTTCATGTCGATCCAGAGGTCCTTCGATTCCCGGTAGAGGAACATCAGGCGCGTCTTGCCGAGCAGGCTACATGCGATGAAGGGTCCCGGTCGCTGCTGCTTCTGGGGGTTCTCGAAGTACTCCGGGAACATGGGCGGCGGCCGGAAGTCGGTCGCGTGGTACGCCATGTCCAGGAAGTGAAGCACGTTGTCGATGCTCCCGACCGTGAAGCCGTTGGAGTCACTGCCACCGCTTGCGTCACCGTACTGGAGAACGATGTTGGCCCAGTTCTCGCCGCCATCCGCCGTGTCCGGGTTGATGTTGGCGATCGTGGTCCACGCCACCGCAGAGCCGCCGGAATACTCGAGCGGGTGCTCGGCAGTCTGGACTTGGCCCGCGGTCCCTTGCAGGTCGTTCCCGTGGATAAAGCAGGGAATGGAGAACATCTCTTGCCCGCCAGCGGCCTCCATCTCGGCGTTGCTGGGCGCGGCCCAGAACAACTCCTCGAAGAAGTTCATCTGATCGGTATAGAGGTCCTGCTGCTTCCGCCAGTAGAGGTCCTTGTAGGCCTGGAACTTCGCCTCTTGGCTCATGTTCCCGCCCGCGTTCAGGATGATCTCCTCGTCCGTCCACACCATGTCGGTGAGGAAGAAGCGCCAGTCGATCTTCCAGGTGACCCCGGTCTGCGGGTTCGAGTACGTCTGCCGTTGGTTGGGCTTGTAGGACCGAGCCCTTCGCACGGAAGACAGGTAGATGTAGTCCCTGATGTCGGAACCACCTTGGAGAACGTCGGACATCCCCTGGCCACGAAGCATGTAGCCGAGAGTGCCGTAGTTCGTCTTCTGGGCGTCGTTGACGACCTCACGCGGGCGCGTGAGATACGTCGGCCCAGTGATGTTCACGAACTCCGTGAACAGATTGAGGGCAACCCCTCCTCCAACGGCCATAAAGGCCTCCTGCTGCTAGACAGCTATCGAGCCGTTCGGAGACCGAACTCGCGTGCACCCTGAATGTCTCCTGAGAACAGCTTCTCGAGGATGCCGTCCGAGCGCTGATCGCTCGTGATCGGGTCCTCGCCGGCGTCCTTCTGGACACGCTTCGTGGGTTGCGTTCCTGCGGTCTTCCTGCGGCGGGTTTCTTGTTGCGTGGCGCGGCGCCGGCTTGCTCCAGAGTCTTGGAGCCCCAGCGAGAGACACGCCGACAGCATGATCCGGTCCGACCGCTCTTGATCGGAGGCTCCGGGCATCTGGAAGGCGGGGTCTTTCACGAGAAGGCCCATGCGACGCTGGACAAGGCCGGCAACCTTGCCGCCTTGAAGCTGAGGGAACCGCTCCACCCAGCCTTTCCGCGAAGTAGCCACCAGTTCGTCGATCCGCGTCCGCGTCCGTTGCTCGTCGCGACCTTCCAGGGCCTCGATTCGCTCCATCAGCTTCGTTTCACGCACGGACAGCAACTTCTTCACGGCCGCCACACCCTCCTCGCCTACGGGCTCCAGAAGAGGCTCGAGCAGCGCATCCATCGGGTCTACTGCGGGCACGCCGGCCTCTGCCGGTTCCGCGGGACTCGGGGGCTGCGGTGCCGCCTCCATGGGCTCGCCAGTGCGAAGCCGACGGTGGGCGTCGTCGTCTCGGGCCAAAACCTCGTGACGTGACATCCCTCGTGAAATGAGAGTGTCCTCGTCCATGGCATCGACCTCTGACGGCAAGAAACCCGAACGCAACAGGGCGTGCCGTGCCATCTCTGCCGCATTCGCGGACCGATGGACCGGATCCTGGAACTGCTCGGGATCACCTGGGGACGGCACGCCGGAATGGTCCGGCTCGTCTCCGGGGTGAATGATGGGCTCCAGCAGGAGCTCGGCGTCCGTCTGGACGGGCTCGGCTGGCTGGGCCTGTGCGGGTTGCGCCTGGGGCTCGGGTTCGCGTTGCGCGTTGGGGTCGAACGTGCCCATGGGCTGCCCATTGTCGGACGCACGGCCGTTGCCGACCGCGGAGAGACCAGCTCCTCCTTCGGGGACGCCTACGGCTTCCGGGTTGCCCTCGTACTTGGCGAAGAGGTCCGAGAGGACTGAATCCGCGCGGTCACGCGCCTCGTGCGCCTCGGGCGTTTGGGCGCCGTCTCCGAGATTCGATCCGGCATCGAAGGCTTCGTTGTTCTCCGGTCCCCCGGCTACCACATGCGATCCCGGAGGCACGCCGGGATGCTCGGCCGGTGGAGTCGGCACGGTGGCGACCGGGGGCCTCTGGAGCTGGAATCCCGGGGGCAGGGTCCCACCAGAGGGCGAAGCGGAAGGAGCAGATCCGCCTCCACTCTTGGGGAGATACTGGCCATTGTTGCCACGCGCCCGCGGCTTCGGTCCGCCGGACTTGGGGGCGCTGCCGGTGGCTGATTGGCTTCTGGGATTCCTGCGCGGGGCTCTGGCCATGCCTAGACTCCTACCACCTGGGCTATTCGCGTGCAAATGTGGGATTCCGGCGACAGAACTCCCGCACGTCGTTGTTCGTGTCGAAACGGGGGATGTCGTGGCCTGATGCGTCCTTCGCCCACTTGTTCCAATTCATGCCGGGGGCATCCCGCCGCTTGGGCAGGGCGTGGCTGACGTGGGCATTGTCCACGACGCGGACCTCGAGCGAGGGCTCCCGCTCGCGCCGCCGCTCTTCGGAGACATCGACGACCTTCCCGTCGCGCACCATGAAGGTTCGGTGCCCAAGGCTCATTGGGCCCCCACTAGTTCCTCGCGGTACTTTTCGTCGCCATCGACGATCGTCTCGTCCCAGCTCCAGGGGTCCTCGTCGGCATGTCCGAGGGCCTTCTGAATGGCCCAAGCCGTGCGAATCGGACTGGCGACCAACGTCTCGTAGTCGAAGGCGAAGAGCGGGATCTCGCGCATGGCGAGGTAGTGCAGGACCCCCTGGCGGAAGAAGGCGACCAAGGTCTCGACGTTTTCATAGCCCTGGCGCTCGTACCAGGCCATGTCCGGTCGATCGAGTTGGCGCTGCCTAGAGGCCCACCAGAGCTTGCGGACCGGCATCACGGCATGGTCGAAGCCGAGGCGTTTGTGCTCTTGCTCCCAGTCCCTCCAGAGGTCTTCGTTCCCCCCATGCCAGAGGAGGGTCTTGAAGCCCTGGCGGTCCAAGAATCGCTGTACCAGCCGGTTTCCCGAACCGGGAAGACCACAGATGAGGATGCTTTCCCGCTCTTTCATGCCCCAGTAGCCGCCATCTGGAACGGCCTCGCCGCGGGTTCAGAGGACCCACCCTGGAGGAACTGAAGGTTGGGAGACGGCACTCCGACGTCACCAGCCATGCGGATTTGGCCCTTTCTCTTGTCCGCCGGCTGGCCAGAGGTGCCCTCTGGGGCTTGGAGCATCATGTCGGCCACCTGGTTGGCGAACGCCCACTTCACGATGTCCGCGAAGCCCGGCCAGTTCATCGAGTCTCCGAGGCGGTCGAGGACCGCCTGCCAGTCCATCCAGGGGAACTGGACGACCATCGGAGCGACCTGCATCACGATCTGGAGCGCCTGCATCGCGCGTGCCTGCATCGAAGGATCGTCGGACCGCTGCATCGAATAGGGCTCGACGGACAGCTCGAGGAGATCGAAGTCCGAGAGATAGCGCTCGTAACCTTCCCGTTCGTTTTCGCCGCTCTCGAGCATGTCGTCGGGGAGGTCGATGCCGGGGAACTCCTTGCGGATCCGTTCCCGCTGTCCCTCACCATGACCGCCGACCCAGACCCCTTCCTGCATCCCGACATCCTTGGACCTCGAGCCTAGGAAGACCACAGAGCGGTCGTCAGCCCAGATGTACCAGAGCACCGTCCTGAGATGCTGGGCCACGCCGTCGATCTGGAACTTCATCTGAAGGTGCGCGACCTTGCGGTTCATGGCGCGGTCCGCGATGACGTCGGCAGTCGCCGTCACCCCTTCCGCTGGAGCGCCCTTTCCCGCATCAGCTAGGCCGACGCCCCGGTTCCGACGATCGAGGGCGATGGCCTCAGCCTGGAGCCCGGCAACGGTCGCACCACCAAGCTCCACCTCCTTGATCCCGTCACGGACGCTGGACATCTTGGCCGAGACCACGCCGCCGTCAGGCGCCTCTTCGACCTTCTGCTGGATGTCGGGGTCGAGGTCGTCCACGAAGGCGATCTTTTTCCGGCGCTCGTTGGCGGCCATGTTGGCGTCAGCCTGGCGGTTGAGCGCCTGGTGGTTGCCCCAGTTCGCAGGCAGGATCGCGAGCGGGTGCTGCTTGTCCGGGACTGGATAGGCCTTGAAGAACGAGTACGGACCCCAGCGCGGCCCGTAGAAGGGCTCTGGATCGCGGATGTAGCTGCTATCGCCCTCCTCGCGGTCTCGGAACCGGCCCGACTGGTCTCGAGTGGGGTCCGAGAGGGTGACGTAGTAGATCATCCCGTGATACTCGGCTGGGCTGTAGTCCTCGGGGATCGGCGCTTCGGGCACCCAGACCGAGTAGAAGGTGACCGTCTTCCGTTTCGGCGCGTTGATGACCTGGCGGTCGTACTGTAGCTCCTCCTCGCCCTCGCCCTCGTTCATCGCACCGATCGCAGCGAGGTTCCAGGGCTGCTTGCGGCCCTCGTCCTTGGCCTCGTCGTTCTCGCGGCGAGCGCGTTCTTCGAGGTCGTCCTTGTCCTCGGATACGGGGTGCGCCATCCAGCGAGCTGATCGGAAGCTCTTTGCGCGAGCATCACAAGCGAACTCTACCGGGCTGATTCGTGTCGATGAAGGGCGATGGATCGGGTCGTCCAGGTCCCTTCCAAGGCCGTGGACAGGTGAGGGTGCGACATGGATCACCCCGTAAGCGAAATCCCAGTCCACCGCGATCTCCTCGTAGAGCTCCCGCGGGTTCGTGTCCTCAATCAACCGGTTGCCCGCAGCTTCGAGCGCCGCTACCAACTCGTTCTGATACTCCGGGCGGCGGCTGCCGAGCTTGACCCTTGGATTCGAGAAGACGATCTGCGGATCGAGGTTGGAGATCACCTCGAAGGCTGTGTTCTCGGACTCGTAGGGAGCCCCGTCGGAGTCGTAGGCCGGGCCATGGTAGCCGCGGATCATGTCTTCCCACTGGGACAGGCGAACCTTGCGGAGCTGCTTCGCAGCCTCGACCTCGGCCCTCAAGTTCCCGTGGGAGACGTCGAGCATCTAGTCTTCCTCGACCTCTTCCTCGATGTCGAAGTTCTCGACATAGATCGTGTCCTGAGCGGAAACGATGTGCAGGCCGCGCTGGGTGTTCAGGCAGGAGCCGCCGAACTCGTGCCAGGTGATGATCGAGCCTGGCCGGATGCCGTAGAGCGAGAAGACGTCGAGGATCGAGCCATCGTCGAGAATCATCCCCTGGCCCACCCGGAGAACGCGCCCGCGCACAGGCTTGCCTCTGGGGCCGGCATTCTGACTTCGCCGGGCACTGGGGGGGAGGAAGATACCGCCACGGGTCTTCTCGCCGGCAGCGATCTCCTCGACGAGCATCCGGTCGAGCGTCGGCTGCCCCAGGCGAATCTGTTCGCCGGCCTGGATCGCTTCGGCCTCATCGAGGGCCGCCCGAACCTGCTCCTCGTGGTCGCCTACGGGGTCGATGTCCGGGGCGAGCTTGGGACGGGGAGCGGTCTTGACCCCCACTAGTAGCCCTTCTTGTGGCCGCCCTTGCTACCAGCCGGGCGACAAGCGCCCTTGGCCGTGCTGGGCGGTCGCTGGCCACTGGCATTGCCGCGGACCGCGGCAGGCTTACCTGCTCCGCGACCCGGCGCCACGCCGTTTCCGCAGGGCTTCTTGGAGTATCCGGTCATCTTCGGCATCAGTTCATCCTCCACTGAGAGTCGCCAGGTTTGGGTGGCGCATCCACCAGCCGGCCGTTGCGCCAGACCTTTCCACGGTAGATCCGCCTGGCGGACTTTCCAAGTACCTCCTCATGGCGGAGCCTCGCGCCATAGCTCTTGAGGCCCCAGATGGGCTTCGGAGGCCTCTCGAGCGCGGCCGTGGCCTCGTAGCCCACATGGTCGCGGACGTAGACAGCCATCATGCGTAGAGCATCCGCTCCGTGATCGTTGATCTTGATGGGCTCTTCCTTGATCGCCTTCCCGTCCTCTCGGACCGGGTAGCAGTAGCCCGGGATCTCCTGGTGCGTAGCCCAGGGACGGGACTCCTCGACTAGCCGGGGCTCTCGGCCGAAGCGCAGGCAGTCTCGGATGATGTAGAGCCCCCTGGTCCCGTCAGCCTTGCGGGTCATCATCACCCGGGCTTCGTCCAGGCCGGCCTTTTCCTTCGATTGGCCGCTCTTGCGCACCTTGTCGGTGAAGCGGAACAGCGGCGCCCCATCGAGCCCCTTGCGGCGAACCCGCGTGTTGAAGGTGTGCGCCCAGGCGTGGTCGTGGTCGATGAACCCCGCGTGCAGCGGGAACTCCTCGGCTAGCTCTGCCCACCGATCCGCCCACCAGTCGTGGTTCTTCGTCCGATAGACCTCAGCCACCAGGTAGGCGCGCCACTGATCGTCGAAGGCCCAGACGTGCCCGACACCCGGGGAGGGGTAGCCGCAGTCCTGGGTCGCAATGAAGTGCTGGAGGTGGATCCGGGCCGGGTTGCCTTCTTGGTCGCACCAGCCCTCGTCGTGGACGTGCAGGAAGTAGCCGTCGGCCTCATGCACGACTTCTGCCGTGAGCATGTGCACCGCGGGATCCCAGTCGGGCCAAACCTGGCCCTCGGCAGAGACCCAGCGACCATAGAAAAGCCGCTGGAGCGTCGTTCCGGTCATCGTCCGGCGACAGGTGCGAAGGAAGTCGATCCCCTCTTCAGTCCACTTCCCTTCCTCGTGGTTGTAGAGGTTCGGATTGTCCCAGAACCGCCCCACGATCCGATGCATCCGCCCTTGGAGGCACCGCTGGTTCGCCCAGTGGTACTCGTCCTCGGGGTTGCAGTCCCCGAAGAGGATTCGGAACGGCGGGTATCCCTTCCCCTTGGGCCGGCCGAAGGTCGCGCGGATCAGGCTCTCCCACTCCTGCTTCGTGAGTTCCTGGCACTCGTTGACGTACACCCAGTCGAAGTTGGTCGAGAAGAGCTTGCGCCGCTGCTCGCCGCTACCCATGCCTCCGAGCACGACTTCGCCACCGAGAGAGGGGTGCTTGTACCGCTGGCGGTCAATCCCCTGTCCGCCTGCGCGGAGGGCGGGATGGCCAGGCCCGAGCACCTGGTTCTCGTAGATGTCCTGCCAGGCATCGACCAGGGAGACCTTCGTCTTCCGCATAACGAGCCCCTTTGACCGGGGGTACATCGTCTGCATGGCGTAGACCCACTCCGCGACCATGCGGGTTTTGCCACACTTGGTCACTCCTTCGAGTAGGGCCTCGTCAGGGACCTCAACGCTTCCGTTGAGCCACCCGAACATCTGGGCCCCGTCGCCGTAGGGCGTGTATCTGCCGGCTGTCACCGGCCAGAGCCTAGCTTACTGCGCGCGCCGAAGCGCTCTGTCGAGTCCGATGCGGACGTCGAGCGCCATCCCCTGAGCCTGCTCCACGAGCAACCGTCCGATCTCTTCGGCGTCCTGGTTCTTGCATTTCCGGATGGCATCCACCGCGATCTGGGCCGTGCTCCGGCGGATTCTGGTTGCCTCGACTGCCTCCTCGGTGGTTCCGGTCTGGGCCGCAGAAAGCAGGTTTTGCTCGGTCATAGGTCTCTCTACTCGCTGGGCGAGAACGTGACGGTCACGACTCGCAGGGGATGTTGCTTGGGCTCTCCATCGACGTACTCCAGGAGCACGTCTTCGGGGAGCATGAAGTCTCGGACCTCGACCATGGAGCCGTTGCGACCGTCGCCGTGCTCTTTCTCGATGTGGGTATGATAGAGGGCCAGCGCCTCGCCGTAGGCCGCGACCATCCGAATCTCCTGATCGGGTTTCAATCGCCCGGTCCGAATCTCCTGTTCCACGAATCCGGCGGCGAGCCGCTCAAGTGGTGTTAGATCCCGGCCGCCCCGGAAGTCGAGGCCGACGTCCTTGCGGCGTTTCACGCCCCGCTCCTCTTCTTCGATCACCCGGCGCAGTCGCTTCGGGTCGGCCTCTTCCTCTGCTCGACTGCTCATGGCTTTCTCTTCGGTCTCGCCATGGGACCTCCTAGACGTGCATGGGGCGTGTGGCCCCTACGGCCTTCCGGGCAGTTGCCCGGATCTCTGGACTGTCGATTGAATCGGGCCAAGAAACCCATGCGAGGCGTTTCCGGCCGTTGGGGGCGGGTTCGAACCCGGAGTGGATGCCGAGTTCGCGCTTCATGGAAGCTAGCTCGTGTTCGTTCGGTAGGACGGCGGCGTTCACGGCCATGTGCGCTTCGGCAAGCTGCGCTCCAGTCAACGCTAGATCGTCGGGCTGGTAGTGTGCCGGCGGGTCGATCGTGTACTCCTTCGGCCCGATCTCGGGCTCGAGCGAGCGCGCCCATTGGCGGTCCTCACGCCGGCAGGTCCACCAGTAGCGCACGGTCCACTCCAGCCGCGCCTCGCACATCTCCTTGCCGAGCGCGTGCAGCCAGGGGTAGTACCGCTGGGTCTCGAAGTCGCTTCGCCGAATGGCGGAGAGAAGGAACTTCAGCCACTTGGCCGCATCGACGAGCCGCTCACGCGCGCCGTTTCTCCCCTCCTGGAGCACGACATTCCGGAACCGTTTCCAGCAGTCCAGAATCACCGGCACAGGGGAGTCCGGCCACTGGTAGGGAGGCGGCGCCTTGAAGCTGTCTGCCGCCGGCCACTGAGCGTTCACGAAGACCCCGAAGGACTCTCTGATGTCGGCCACGATGGCCCTAAGCCTACCGATCTGCTAGAGTCCCGTCCATGCCCCGTCCCTACCCGACGCGCGACAACCCTCAGCAGTTCTCGAGGCACGGCACCCGCCAGGCCTACGACAAGGGCCATTGTCGGTGCCCCGAGTGCCAGGCATGGAAGAAGGTCGAAAACGCGAAGAAGTTCAAGAGGCGCAAGGCCAGGCACAAGAAGGCCCAGGCCCGGCTCTACGGCCTGGAGCAGAAGCGCCGCCGTGGAGAGCAGGTAGGCCGGTCGGGCAAGCTGACGAAGGTCCAGGAAGAGGTCGAGCGGCTCGCGCGACGCCGGACTGGAGAGAAAGACTAGAGACAATCCGCCGTTCCACTGTGGAACACTCACTCGAAGGAGATCCCGATGCCGTGTCCGAAACAGTCCTGTTCCTGCGAGTCTCCGGCCCTGCGGGGGTTTTTGAACCTGCAACCGCCTCCGGGCCAGTCGGGGATCCTGTTCGGGTCCTGTGAGTGCGACTGCCACGCCCAGCTTGCCGGCCAACTGCAACTCCCCAACTCGACGGAGGCCCTGTTCGGCTTTCTGGCCTGGCTGACGAGCCGTGCGGAGAAGGTCGAACTCGGCGCCGGACTGGATGCGGCACCGATCGCGGACCTCTTGAACGAGTACATCCGGGTCAACCGGCTGCCCGACGCGCGCCCCGGCTGGGAAACCAAGATCCGCACCCCTGTCGATCAGAAACAGGTTGCGGAGGCGAAGAAGGCCAAGTAGATTCCCGCCCACGCTCGCGGGGAGGCTTGCTAGTACCCGATCCCGAGCCAGTCTCCCGAGCTGGACGCACCGCGGGAAACGAAGATGAGGCCCCAGACTCCTTCGGGAGACCGGGGCTTCTTCCTTACCTGGGCGGCCTCTGGAGCCCCAGGCCCGAGGTGAGGACGCTCCCGGAGGCCTTCACGGCCATGTTGCGGATCGACGCCCCGAGCGCCAAGGCCTGCTCAGGAGGCAGAGCCACGAAGCGCACGGCCTTTCCGAACTCGAGGATCACCCGCCCCCGAGTGTCGATCCCCACGGACAACTGGCAGTCCCCCTCGTTCGCCTTGGTGAGCCCCTTGGTCGGGAGCTCGGCGGTCTCGACCAGCTTCCGCCGCACAGCCTCCGGGAGGCCCTGACCGTTCTCGATCGGTTCGCTCATGGGATTGGTTGGTAGAGACGTCCCTTTCGGGCAACCGGCATTAACCATAGCTGGGCCTCGCGGTTCCCAACCGTCTCCAGAGACACCCTACCCCCGGTAGGCTCAAACCGCCACCACAATCTTCCAGCCGCGCACGGCCAGGCGGTGCCAAGCCGAAGGGATCCTCTGGGACGTTCGAGAGGGGGAAGCCTACCACAGGGGGCTGTCTCGTTAGCGGAGGGGCCACCTACAGAGGTGGAACGGGACTCCGGCGTTTCCCGGAAGCACCCCCCGGGGGTCGGAACGATCGAGCCCCCCCCCACCCCCCCCTACCCATCGTCCCTCGCCTGGCCGCCTCGCCGCCCGCCTGCGCCTCACCTGGCCACCCACCCCTCCCGCTGAGAAGGGACATGACACGAGCAGGGGAGGGCCGCCCGCGCGGGGAGGGGCGGGGTCAGGCAGGCTGGCGCGCGAGACCCGGAGGCGGAGACAGTTACGGCCGTGCGGGCCCCGAGAGGGCGGGAAGTGCCTCCGTCTCCAGGCCCACGAGCAGCCGACAAGTGTCCGGCGGATGTCCGACGCCAGAGAGCAGGGCAGCGACATGCCGGCGACGTGACACCGCTGTGCCGCCGCTGTGCCGCCGACGTGCCGCCGACGTGCCGCCGACGTGACGGCAGCATGACGCCGACGCGACGGCAGCATGTCGCCGACGCGACAAACGCGACAGACGCGACAACGGAGTCCCCGGGGGGGGTCCGGGGTGTCCCCGGGGGGGCCGGACACCCCAGACCCAAAGCCTCAGCCCGGGCCCTCGGACTCGGCCTCTCTCAGCCGCTCACGTCGGGCCAGCTCGGCGGCTTGGGCCTTGGTCGGTCTCCACCCCGCCGGAATGGGGCTAGGAATGGGGTCGCAGTCCACCGGGACGGAATGAGTGCTCCTAGCCTGGATAGCTGAGGCTGCCGAAATGCGGGTTTCGCCAATCGCTATTAGCTCCTCGGGGGTTGGTGGCCTGCGGGAGCGCACCGGGGCAGCCCGCGGGGCTCGCTCCGCCTCCGTCTCCTCGACCACCTCCGCCTCTCGGGCCAGCTCGAACGCCTCGCGGCTCAGGCTCTCCGGGGTAGCCATCTCCTCCAGGCCCGGAGGGAGCTGCGGCGCCTGGTCGTAACCCTTGAGCGGCGTCCCACTTGCATCCACCCGCAGCAGCACCACCCGGTCCGAGCCGATCATCGCATCCAGGCCCAGGGACACCGGCCCATCCAGCCGGTCCAGCACGACCTTGCACGCCTCTACGCTGCCCCCCCTGCCCGCCGCGCCGACCTCGACCAGGCCC